AGTATGTTAGAGGAAGAAATATTTAAGGCAGCAATGAAATTTTTAAAGTAATGGCAGCAATAGGCTTAGAAACAGGAAAAGCAATATTTAATATATTATCAGGTGATTCCACATTAACTACGTTAATAGGAGGAGCTGCTAATATACAGCCTAGCGCTATTTATACATCAAGCCCTAAAAAGGGGATTTATTATGATGTATTAGCTGTTGACAATGAATACACAAAGACAGCAGATAAGCCAGGCCTTACAAAAGTAACACTACAAATAGAATCTTTTATGCCTAAGTATGCTGATGCAATTAGCTTAGCTGTAAGAGTGCAACATTTGTTAGATAAAGTAGCTGAGGGTACATATAACACAATAAAAATACAAAGTTGTGTATTAGACTCGCAGACAACAGATTTCGATGGAGAAAATAAATTTTACTACGTTGAAAGTACATATAGATTAAGAATAATTGATTAAATTAGTAAACACAAAAACAAGTAAAAATGGCAATTGAAAACGCAACAAATGTAGTGCTAAGTGTTACATCAGGAGGCTCAAAACAAGAGATAGCTCATTGTACATCAGCATCATTATCAGTAAGCATGGATCTTCGAGATTCTACAACTAAAAGCTCAGGAGGATGGCAAGCTAATCTAGGTGGCCTCAAATCATGGGAATTATCAGGCGAGGGATTCGTTGAAATAGCTGGAGTATCAGGTAAAGCAGATTCTGAGGAATTATTTACAACAATGATAGCTGGCGCAGCTGTAGAGTGTGATTTTGGTTTATCAGGTATGCTATACAGAGGAAATGCAATTATCACATCATTCTCATTAGATGCTGGTGTAGAAGAAAACGCAACTTACTCAATTTCTTTAACAGGAACAGGCGTACTTACACAGAATCCTTAATATTAACTTATAAATCCAATTATTATGGCAATTACAAACGCATCGGATTTATTGGTATATGCTAAGACAAGCGCAGCAGTTAAGCAAGTAACTAGAATAAGAGCCTTAACAACTGCACCCTTTTCTGTTTTTGAAACAGGTAAAAAAGGTGTTATTATTGTTGATATTGTTAAAGCAGATGGGCGTGTTATAGATGATGCTGCAAAAAATATTACTTTAAATACAGGAGCAAGTTTAGTAGAAGATGTCGGTAATGAACTTAGTAGTGCATACAATTATACACTTATAGGTACTACTCAAACTGATGGCAATTATACTTACAGAGATTATGAAAATGGAGGTACAGGTATAGTACCTACATTAGATATAGTTAGTGGTACAGCAACATTAAAAGAAAATGGGGTTACTATAGAAATAATTACACCAGGCTCATCAGCTGTATTTGATCCTGTGGCATTTAGTACACAGGCATCATTTAGCTCTAGTGTAGATTTAAGAGATGTAACAACAAAGGATTCAGAGGGTTATTCAGAATCAATAGCTGGCCTCAAATCATTTGAAATATCAACTGAGCTGTTACAATCTATTAATCCTGATGTGCCTTTAGATGGTACTGATTTTTTTCATGAATTAAGTGAAAGAGATGAGGTTAATGTTGCATTTTCTGATAGAATTAGAAATATTTTAACAACTAATCTTACTACAAGTGGGCAAGATGGTTTTTCTAAGATAGATATAACGCAAACAACAGGAGAAAATGATTATTTTGGGGGAACAACTGCATCTCTTAATACAGCAACAGCAACATCAGGTTGTTTTTTATACAATTCTTTTAGCGCTCCAAGAATAGAAAGTAAAAAGTTAACTTGGAGTTTTTATATAAAAGGTGATGGAACAACATCAACTGCTGATATTCGTATAATGAACATAAGTACAAGTCAATATACTCCTAAAATAATCACTGGTGATGGAAGTATAACAAAAGGTAGTACTTACCATTCTATAACAGGATTGACGCAAAATTGGACAAGAATAGCTTTTGAGTTTCCTAATCCTGTAAGTGTTGATACATTAAATTCTGTTGCAGAGTTTAGGCTCTATCCTGGCGCGTATAATTCACAAGTATCAAATACTACTAAAGTTTATACATCATCTTGGCAATTTGAGTTAAAAGGTAAAGCATCAGATTATCAAGATCCTACAACAATAACACATTATCAAGGAAATGCTCTTGTTTCATCTGTTAATTATGATGCTGGGGTTGAAGATAATTTAACTTGCTCAGCTACATTTACAGGTACGGGTATAAATACACTAAATACATAAAATGGAAAAGGTTGAAATAGGAGGCCAAAAGAGGCCAATTAGATTTAGCTATTTGGCTTTAAAAGAGATTTGCAATGAATGTAAATTAAAGCTAAATGAGATTGATCAGCTAGGTACTGAAATAGACCATATAGGTATTATTGCCTTTTATGGCTTAAAATACGGAGCTAAGAAAAATGGCGAAGAATTTAAGTACAAGGTTAGAGATATTGAAAATTGGTTAGATAACGAAGATTTCTCTAAAGTAAATGAGATATTCGAGGCCTTTAAAATAGACCAGCCCCAAAAAAAGGGAAAGTAATACAGAGTGAGGGGTTAGATGATGATGATGATTTCACTTGGGATAAGCTAGAACAACAAGGATTAGGAATGCTAAGCATGACCATTGATGAGCTGTATGATTTAACGCCTCGCTCTTTTAGTAATAAAATGATTGGCTACAGTCAAAGGGAGGAGATGATAATGCAGAATCATTGGGAGCAAACTAGAATGATAGTACATTCATGCTTATCACCACATCTAAAGAAAAAGATGAAGCCTACAGAGTTAATGCCTTTTGATTGGGATGAGAAAAAGAAAGTAAAGAAAAAGGTAGCTAGTCAGGAGGAGATACAGGCAGTATTAAAAAGATATAGGAACAAAGAGCCTAAAAAGATTATATAAATGGGATTAAAAAAGGCAACTGTAAAACTAGGCGCTGATATAGGCGAGTTTACAAGTAAGATGCGCAAAGCATCATCTAGCTTTAAGAAGATGGGTAAAAACATCCAAAAAGCTGGTAAAACTATGAGCATGAGCCTTACAGCTCCTCTTACAGCCTTTGCAGCTGCATCCATTAAGGCATTTGATACTCAAGCCAAAGCAGAGGCTAAATTAATGACTGCCTTAAAAGGCAATGAAAAAGCATTTAAGAGCCTAACAAAACAAGCACAGGAATTACAGAAAGTTACTATTTTTGGTGATGAGGAAACAATGGCAGCTCAATCCATGCTCGCATCAATGGGCTTAGAGGAAGAAGCTATTAAGCGCCTTACTCCATTGATTCAAGACATGGCTACAGCCAAAGGAATGAATTTATCAGCAGCAGCTGATCTAGTAGCTAAATCTGTAGGAAGTAGCACAAACGCATTAAGCAGATACGGAATACAGATAGAGGGTGCTGTAGGTAGTACGGATAGATTAGATAGTGCTGTACTAGCTTTAAAAGGTCAATTCGATGGGCAAGCTAAGGCAGCAGCCAAAGCTGGTGCTGGGCCACTAAAACAATTACAAAACAGATTCGGTGATTTGATGGAGAAGATAGGCGAGATGCTTATTCCTGTACTGAATGAATTAGTGGCTGGAGTGGATAGCATGATCACAGCTTGGAATAATTTAGATAGTGGGCTAAAGATTGCTATTATTACACTTGGAGGAGTTTTGGCATCTATCGGGCCTTTGGTTTATTTATTCGGAACATTAGTATCTATTGTAGGATTTTTTATGAGTCCACTAGGTGCTGTTATTGCTGGTCTAGCTGCATTATCAGCAGCTGCTATATATGTAGCTGATAACATGCAAGCATTTAAAGAGGTTGGCTCTGTTGTATTTGCTAAGTTACAAAATGCAGTTATTAGCTTCTTACAATTCTTTATAGAAAACAATCCTTTCTCATTTATTATAGATGGCTATAATCTATTAATGGAAAAGCTAGGCCGAGAGGGCGTTACTAATCCATTTAAAGCTGTATCAGGTTACTTAGAAGAATTAAAGGCAGATGTGCCTGAGGTAGCTACAGAATTTGGCTCGTTTGGTGATGCTGTAAGTAATGCAGCAACAAAGGCAAAAGATGCTCTGTTTGGTATGGGTAGCGCTATAGGTCTTGGCACAGGAGGAGGAACAACATCTGTTGGAGGAGATGCGCCTGTTACTCTTATAGATATGGATGTTGATGAGATGGAGGAGGAAGCAGAGGTTATCAATACAACATACGGAGATGCGTTAATAGCTACAAAAGAAAA